GTGTCGGTAAGTCTCTCTTCATGTGCCATGTTGCCGCCGGGGCCCTGTCACAAGGAAGAGACGTTCTTTACATTACAATGGAAATGTCAGAAGAACGTATCGCTGAACGAATTGACGCGAACCTTCTCAACACCCCAATCGACCAAATCGAAAATATGTCTAAAACTATGTTCAAGGACAGAGTATCCGACATTGGAAAACGAACCAACGGTAGATTGATCATCAAGGAATATCCCACAGGTCAGGCACACGCGAGTCACTTCCGTGCGTTACTTGAGGAATTGAGTCTAAAGAAGAAGTTTGTTCCAGAAATCATCTTCATAGATTACCTAAATATATGTGCGTCTTCTCGAATGAAAGCGATGGGTGGTTCTATTAACTCATACACATACATCAAGGCAATCGCAGAAGAGTTACGTGGTCTTGCAGTAGAGTTCAACGTACCGATCGTGTCTGCGACTCAGACCACTAGATCCGGTTTTGCAAACTCAGATCCCGGCCTTGAGGATACCTCAGAGTCATTTGGTCTACCTGCTACCGCAGACTTGATGTTCGCCTTAGTCTCTAATGAAGAACTAGATCAGATGGGACAGATTATGGTGAAACAATTGAAGAATCGATACAACGATCCTAACCGCGACAAACGATTTGTGGTAGGTATCGATCGATCTAAGATGAGACTATTTGATGTAGATGAATCCGAGCAGACGCTCTCTCCGGAGATCATATCGTCCCCAACTATCGGTGACACTGATCAGGGTGAGAAACTTAAACGGATCAATTTCTCGTAAGGAGTAGTCACATGGACATGTATATGCACACCATTTTAGCGACCGGTTGTATGTTCCTATCATTTATTGCAGGTAAATATTTTGGTAGACGTGAAGGGTTCAGAGATATGATTAGTGTATTGTTGGGTGTATTCAATGCCGATTCTCTAGAAATAACAGAAGAGGGTGACTTCTTCGTAACTACTGAAGGTAATACTTCGAAGGTAAATTAGTGAAACCCTGTAACTTTTATGTTGAAGACAACTTTATAACACCGGAGGAATGTGCAACCTTGATCGGATTGTACAAGAAAGCCCCCGAAGTTGTCACTAAACTGAACTTTAGTTACGTGCCTGTTAGTGACCCTAATCAGGAACATATGCCAATGAAACATGAGTTGGTAGAGGATATATGGTTACGCCAGAGTATCCTCGCTAACCAACTCGCAGGGGCAATCATGCAGTGGTGTCAGGTCTACAAATGGACAGAAGGATCCAAAATGGGGTTACATAATGATGTTGCAAGTAAACACACTATGTACACCTCAGTCCTTTACCTCAATGACGGGTTTGAGGGGGGTGAGACTCAACTACAGGATGGTACTACCATCGTCCCGAAACAGGGCAGAATCTTCTTCTATGATGGTATTCATTACCACCACAGGGTCAACACCCTAACAAAAGGTACCCGTTGGACGTGTGCCAGTTGGTACAAAAAAAAGTGAAATAAACGCTTGCCAACGTTCTCAAAACGTGTTATAATACCCCCATTATTATTAAACAATTTAGGATTTTGATATGACAAAAGAAACTCCCCTCTACGTGGACTTAGGCGACCTCACGAGCACCGTAGACAGCTTCCATTATGATACGAACCTTACCAGTAAGTTTACCCTGCCCAACACGCCGAACTATAAGTTCAATGAAGATAATCTCATTCGTGAGTTTAAGGAATACATTGACTCGACCTATGACGCACACTATGGTCAGGGTGGTCTACAATCATCTGAAGTGATCATTGACCGTGGTCATGGTATGGGTTTCTTCTCGGGTAACGTTGATAAGTACAACGGACGTTACGGTAAGAAAGGCACGTCTGATGACCACCGTAAGGACATAACGAAGATTATCCATTACGGGTTCTTAATGTTGTTCGAACACGACCGAAGGGCTGCAATTGAAAGTGAATAAAGAAGCGATGAACTTCGCTGTGGGTGATACCATTATCGCCCTACCCATCAACATCTGTCTGAACTTCATCCTATTGACCATATTCATGGGCCTAGTGTGGGGGCCAGGCACGATCTCTATCGTGATGACCATAATGTTCTTTATACTGGGTATCGTACGTAAGTACTGCGTCCGTATATGGTTCAATCATCGAGTCAATAAGACTGGACACCAACAAGAACCATGGCACAATCGACCTTAAAAACGCTGCCCTTATTCCAAAATGTTCTAAGAAATGTTATAAAAACGCTTGACGGCAGCCCCTAATCATGAGATAATAGTACCCTATTGTGATGAGAGAGAGAAGAAAGTTATGGCGTATGTAAGTCAAGAAGATAAAAAGAAGTTAGCCCCTGCGATCAAAGCAGTCCTCAAGAAGTACAAGATGAAAGGTAGTATTGCCATTCGTCACCACAGTACTTTAGTTGTGAACATCAAGAGCGGTGCGTTAGACGTTCTCGGTGCCTTGCCTGTCAGTGAGTATGGCCCCCGTGATTATGTTCAAGTCAACCCTTACTGGATCAGTGAGAACTACGACTGCCCTACTGTTGTTGCGTTCCTGACTGAACTGAAAGATGCGATGGAAGGCCCTGACTTCTTCTGTGAAGATGACAGCATGACTGACTACTTCCACAGAAGTCACTACACTGACATCAACGTTGGTAAGTACCACACTCCTTACGTGTTAGAGGCATAACATGAGTTTCGAAAATAACCCTGCTAATGCAGTCACTTACATCACGGATCCTTCAGCGTCATTCCTGAAGGTTCCTGTCCGTGTTATTGAAAACCTGAATGTCCCGATTCATAAGATCTCTGAGAACTCGTTCTTCAATGACGACTTCTTCTGGTTAGAGGTGGAGAATGATTCTATGGTGTACTATGATGCTCTTGACGCGAAGTCGTTGAGGGATCCTATCACGTACATGCAGACACTCCCTGCGTTGGGTCACTTCAGACTTTATCCCCGTTTTACACCAAAGGCGTATGTTGCATGATGGATGTTTTTATTGAGGGTGGTCGTAATAGACGTGTTGTTGAAATCTACATGTTCAATTTGATCAACGCACTGGGCATGGGAAGACTACGTAAACCACACATCGAGGTTTCGTTTGAACGTGGTCTGGATGCTCTTGGTTACTGTACTGGAGAACGTACGGAGGCATCTATCGAGATTGCCATTCGTTGTCCGCTTGACGGTTCCAAGATATCGTTCCTTGACCAGATGCGTACCCTCGCTCACGAGATGGTTCATGCTCGTCAATATATTCGAGGTCAGTTGGGTTCTGACTCCGGAGAGTTTCAGTGGAAAGGCAAAAGTGCCAAGAACTATAAATATGAAAATCAACCGTGGGAGAAAGAAGCGTACGGTTTGGAGAGTGCGCTCTTTATGACATGCTTCCCATTTTCAGCGGAGTTTAAAAACTAATGTTAAGTACTTTAATCAGTTTTATTGAGTTAGTCACTATGAGTGGTTTGTTCCTTGTGACTGTTATAGGTGGTTGGAAGGTTCTCTATGCTATGGAGATCATGAAAGATAACCAACGTAAGTTTGATAAATCCCAAGAGGAAATGGAAAGATGAGACTATGTGTTTTGAGTGCGACCCCCGATGATATCAGTGTGACACTGTTAGAAGAGAACTGGTCACCCGAGGAGATGGAATACCGTCTCGTTCAACTCGCGGATGAGAAGTTCAGTGACTACAAACAACTGTTCTTCTTCGACTCCGAACAGAACCCTGCATTAGATCTTATTAAAGACGGTAAGATTGCCCACCAAATTAGATATGAGTATGAGATATGAACGGATTCCGTAAGTTACAAGAACGTCTGACAGAAGAAGGTTGGTATGTGGGGTGGAATCTACCTTGCTGCCAATCTTGTGCGTGGATGGAAGTGCCGGATGAAGCGGATCTCGAAAAGGTTCTGTTCAATCACTCTCAAGACTGTGAAGTGGAACAGGACTACTCGACATGTAATGCATGTCTGGGTGAGGGTGAAATAGAAGACGAAGATAATGAGTGGACTTACTGTGAGGAGTGTGAAGGCACCGGTGAGATCGTTGAGACGTGCCACAACTACTTAGAGTACGATTCTTCGGTCGGTGGTTTCCTGTGTCACACTCCAGAACAACAGAGTGAGTCTACCTTCTGTTTCAATGGTGACAAGAAAGGTGTCAAGAACCTGAAGGCGATCCTACCCATCATCGAAGAGTGTGATTGCACAATCCATTGGAATGGTTCGGGTGGTCAACGTCCGACTATCGAGTGGAACCTGTGAAATCGTTACGCGATGCATGGAAGGCTTTAGAGGATTTCAGTGAGAAATGTTTTTTCATTTTAGTCTTGACATGTGGAGTGATTTCACCTATAATGGTACTT